CAACATCTTCTGATTTAGAATTGTCTCCAATGTTCTCTAAATCTTCTTCTTCGTCGGCTTCGTCAAATTCTTTAGCTACTTCTTCACCTTCAACTTCTTCTTCAACTACTTCCTTGGCAACTTCTTCACCTTCAACTTTGTCAGCAGCTTCGATTTCTTCTTCTTCAACTTCTTCAGCTGCAGCGTTAACTTCAACTTCTTCTACAGTTTCGTTTAATGATTCTGCAATATACTCAGTGTATTCAGTAACAGCTTGTAAGTTTTCTTTTAAGTATTCTACATAAGCAACTAAGTTCTCTTTAGTATCAACTCCTTCGTTGTGTGCTTCAGCTAAATAGTTAGCAAAATCTTTTACTTTAGAAACTGCCTCAGATACATGCTCTGTATAAGAGATGCTCTCATCTAATTTCTCAGCAACCATTTCAGAATAAGTGATGCCTTGATCTGCTTTTTCTGCAACATGCTCAGTATACTGAATAGAGTTATCTAATTTTTCAGCAACATACTCAACATACTCTGATAACGTTTTTACGTTCTCAACAATATGGTTATTATGTGCCTTTACGTTTTCTAGTTCCGATCCTTCAGAAACAGTCTTGTCTCCAATAGATTCTTTAAGTGCCTTGATTTCATTTGCAAGGTACTCTGAGTACTTATTGAAATCTTCAGCCTTTACAAAGTCTGCCATTTTTTGATTTTCTTTTATTTGTGTGTTTGTATTTGTGTTTTCTATGTGTTCAACTACTGTTGGAATGTCTTTGTGCATTTCATAAATGTAAAGACTATTATCATTCTCATAACCATATGATTCATTAACTCTAGTAAGCTCTGCATTCTCAAATCCAGGATCTGCTACTAAGTCATAAGTAAATAGTTGTTTAATTTTAACTTCACCATTAGATTCCACAGCACCAGCTGCTCTAGATGAAATTTGTAAAGGTACTCCAGCATCAACTAATGCCTTTGCTTGTTTACCAGCTTCAGTATCAAGAAGTCTAATTTTACCTCTTACTTCTTTTGAATCCTTATCATAGTAAAGTTCTTCGATAACGTGTGATACGTTCTTTAGAGATGTATCAAATTGAGTTGGGTGGTCTAATTCTCCTAAAAGTTTAGACGACGAAATTTTAGCTTGTAGAGCCTCAATCTGAGGGACATATTCGCTCTCAGTATAGATTCTATTGTTTCTGTTTTTTTGATCTATTTGACCAAAAACACCTTCTAAAACGTAGTCTTTGTTGTCAGTTTCAACTGCAGTTAACGCAGAAGTAGACTTCTCAACAATCAACAGATTGTGTTTATTTTTCATAATTGGTGTATTTCTTATTTTTAATATATATCATCATTAATTCTGTAAATGTTATTAGCTTATTATTAGGTTATAAACCTGCTAGTGGATCTTCTTCTTCACCACCTTCTTCAGATTCAGCTTCTTCCTCTTTTTCAGCTTCTGCCTTTTCAGCCTGAAAGTCATTATACATCTTTACTAATTGGTCAATTTCACCTTCAGCAAAGGCATTTTCTCCATAGCCATCATAGAAATATTGTTTAAATTCCTTTTCAGTAGTTGATGCTGTTACAGCACCTAGGATTTCTGCAGATTTAATCTCGTCTCCGGAATCTAATGTCATATCGTCAAAATAAAGATCTGACTCTTCACCAGCCTTTAAGGCTCCTTCTTGAACTTTGATATTAACAAATTCTTCAAATGTTTTAATTGTTTTCATAATGTATATATTACTTTTTTATTCTTGTGCTATTTTAGAATCCCATTCCATCATCTTCCGGTGCTGGCTCCTCGGCTTCTTCTTTCTTTTGTTTAGCCTTAGCAGCCTCATTACCTCTAATTTCATCATCACTTAATTTAAGGTATTTCTTAACTAAGTATTCTTGATCGAAGTAGTATTCTTCTTCCATAGTCTCTTGATTAGTTGTCATTAATGAATCTCTCATATTACCAATAAATTCAAGTCTTTTCTCCATGATCTCCATTGTCTTTAATTCAGCAAAGACATTCTCTTCATTAAATCTAAGAGCAACCTGTGTTCTAAATTGTGGATCGTTAGTAAATTCTGGGTATTTAAGACACATTTGAATATACATTGGTTTAACCAATATCTCTTGGAATGTTGATCTTAATCTCTTAATAAACTTACCAAACTTAATTTCATCTCTAATCATTCCATCTGCAGCAAGGTTAAATTCACCGCCACCGTCTTCATACATGAATCTAGAGTAAGGGATTTTGGAAACGTGTTTCAGTTTATCTGAGAAATATTTAAGTGCTTCTGTGTCATTTAATTCTGGTCCTTCACCACCTAATGTTTCAATCTCTGGAGATTCTCCCTCTTTGCTTGGTAACCAGTACTCTTTACTAAATTGTAGCATTGGCTTCCCATCAGTTTGTAGTGATGCAGATTCCCAATCAAAATCAACAGTCTCTTTATATGAGTTCATAAGTTGAGAAAGTGATTGTCTTGCTCTTGTTTTAGATTTACCACCAACTGGTATAATAAACTTCATTCTAAATGAAGCGTTTGTTACAGCCCAGATTACTCTGGTATGTTCCATTATCCTTAATAAGTTAAAGGCTCTTACAAGTCTTTCTACATAAGAAACTCTACTTGCGGTTGTAATAGAAGAGTATGAAATATAGATAACTTGTGAGTCATATAACTTTCTCTCTTTAATTGGATCGTCTTTATACTGTACCCAAACTTTTTTACCATCGTCATGATTATAACCAGGCATTAATGTAGTTGGATCTAATTCTTTAAATCCAATAATCTCTTTTTGATCTGGTGAATAAATAATCTCAAATGCTAAGTAACCATCGACTAAGAATTTTCTATAGTAGTACCAAGCTGATTGATCTGTATTAAATCCAAAGTAGTGATAGATTTGTCTAAAGTATTTGTTAAGGTCTTTTTCAACTTGCTCTGATATATCTAAACCTAAAATTTCTGGCTGACAGAAGAAGTTCTTCTCGTCATATACAATAGTCTCATCACAAAGTATATCTAATATATCTTCAATCTCATCGTTTTGTGAAAACTTTCTAAGTTCGTCTCTTTTACCTTCATACGCAGTATCAAAGAATGGAATATTCTTCTTAAGATTAATGTCAGTCATTGACATTGCTGCAAATGCACCATAGATATCATCATTATCTAAACCTAACGGATTCATCTGACCGTAACCTATTTCAGCTTCCATTGGCCCAATAGCCTGTGACTGTCTTAAAACGAGATCATCATATCTCATACCAAACGAGGAAAGGGTCTTTAAAGCATTGGAAATGCTAAAAGGCCTACTGTTAGTACTTAAAGGTCCGTTTCTATTTTCTGTGAATCCTGCCATAATATCTTATTATTCTATTCTAATTATATATCTTTATTCTTTAAGTAGTTACTATATTGCTTTCTAAGCTCGGCAATTGTAATGCCTTCTAGCTCTAAAAAGTCAACCAGTGCAATCCTGCCCCAGTTTTCATATGAAACTACTTTTTGGTTTGCTTTAAGATTTGGTATATATTGCCTAATAGCAAATCCTAATCCATATTGATCTAAAAACCTTTTTGCACTCTTATAATCTAGCCTAATCGCGCCTTGTAAACTAGCGTTTGAAACCTTAGCACCAGATGTTTGCGATCTAATCATACTCTTTAACCTTTCATAGATTAAATCTAACATATCTTCTTTAACATCAACTGGCAATAGATTTAAGTTTATTCCACAATCATTACCTTGTTCAGTTGTATCTAATGCTAAAACTACTGGGTTTCTATCAAACCACGGTAGAGTTGCAATATGCTTAGGTTTATCATACCTAAAAACATAAATCATTCCAGCCTTAAATTGATCTCTTGTAACAACAACTTCATTATTTCTCATAGAAGTTGAACTTTTATTAAACCAAGATGTAGCCTCTTTGATAGCGTTTGATTTACTACCAGCTTCTTTAGCTAAACTCTTTATGTCTTCTTTTATTTTACCCATTCTACTTTAGCGACCTTTCAGTTAAGACTATAAATCTCCAACCTCTATTTTCTGCCCATGCCTTAGCATATACATATTTATCACGATTTTTAATGAACTGCTCTGCTAAAAACTTATAAGACTTAATAGCCTTTTTTGATTTTGTAGTTGGCGGTTTAGGCTTCTTAATCTGAGCTTCTGGCTTAATTTCAACCAGGAACTCTTCAAAACCATCTTCTGACTTTGTCTTCATATAAAAATCTGGATAGTATTTATGTTGTCTTTTATCAAAAGACCATATGTATTTTATCTCTACTGGCTCGCTGGACCATGCTACTACATTATCTCGATTATCACACATTATCATAAACTTACGTTCCCATGAGCTTCTAAATATGATTGGCGTGGGTCCTATGTACTTCTCTGGGTTTTTAGGTGTAAAATAACCTTGTATAAAACCTGAATTGCCATTAGGCTGTAAGTTTTTTATTGACATTTATATGTTAAACATACCGCCATCGTTATCGTAACCACCTGTGTTAACTCTATCAATAGACATTGTGTTTTTATATTTTACTGGGTGTATCTTGTTCCAGCCCTTAGCATAGCCTCTCTTTGCAATCTCTGTAAAGTATGCGAATGCGTTAGGGTATTTAGGATTAAAGTTGCGCCAGTATTTAAGTAAATCTAATAGTGCAAACTGCAAACAATCATTACGATCATCCTCACTTACATAAGTTAGTTTATTTATTGTACGTTCTGCTAAAAGAATAAACATCTTTTCTGCAGTTGGAGTTAATTTATCTAGCTCCTTAGACTTAACAATCTCATTGAAAAGGTCTTTATTATTTAAGTAGTTTTTCTTTCTTGCCACGTTTATGTGTGTGTTAGTTTACTATTATATGCAAAAAAACCCACTTGTTTCCAAATGGGTTTTTTTATAATTTTCTTATAGTTTATTACCAGCTAGCTGCCCATACAAATTCAAATCCATGCTTTGTGCAGAACTTTTCTATAATATCAGATAGTTTAGCTTGTGCAGTTTCATATTTGCCATACTCTTTAGTAGACATCATTCGTTCTGCTCTTTCGCCATATTCATCAGGGTGTCTTAATTCTCTAGGTTCATCAGTTTTATAATAAACTTTCTTCTTGCTAGTTTCAATATAAGGTTCTCTTAATTTAATAGCATAGCTTACTTTATTTGCATTTGTTTTTGCAATATCGTATTGCTTTAGGATTTTGGATTCTTTTAACTTTGTCCATTCTTTTAAGATTTTATCATTAGCCTTAAAACGTGCTAATGCCGACTTCATATCAAAAGGCTCTCCATTTACTCTTTCATAATCATTGAAAACTCCTACAATATCATCCATAAATTCATCATACTTAGAAATAGATTGATATGAACCATGAATAATTCCCATTCCCCAATCATCTTCTATGTCTGGTGAATTAGATGGTTTTATAGTTCCATTAAATAATTCTGAGAAAGAATAATTAGGTTGTCTAGTAGAGTCTGCTGAATTAAATTTAAATACTTTAGATTTATAATCTTTACCCCTTAGCTCAATAGATAAAACTAGGTTGCCACCATAATTCCATTGAGTTCTATAAACTCTACATTGAAATTTATGTTGTGGTAATTCTTTTCTTAGCTTTTCAGCTAATTTCATTCCTTTACCAAAATTGTAGCTACCTTTGTACATCTTTTTACACTCAGGTGACTTCTTTGCAATCTTAAGAAATTGTCTTAGTGTATATGTTGCATCATCATCAAATATAGGTTGATTTGTTTCTGCATCAGTAACAATACTTTCGTTAATAAATTCATTAAATAATTTAGTTGGCTCCATTCTATTATTTTATATTATTAAGTAAGTTCTTCTGTTGGTAATTCAATTAAGAACTTCTCAACTCTTACTGGTTCATCATTTAAGAATACAGTTAATAAATCATCTTTACCAGCTCCCGTATATTCTACAGCATCAACTTTAATTTCAGTACCTTTTTGTATACCTTCTAAATCACCTTTTAGTTTTGCAGTAACATAACCATCAGTTCTTCCTAATAAAGATTCAGACTGTAATGTTGAAATCTCTTCTTGGATTCTAGCGATTTCAGAGTTTAATAAAATATCTGCTTGTTTAATCTCAGGTATATTTCTATCAGCCTCATCAAGTCTTCCTTTTTGATCTTTTAAGAATGCAATCATTTCATGCATGGTTTGTACTTTAGCATTTCTTTCAGCCTTTCTCTCTTTAAATGATTCAAGAATATCTTCAACCATAAAAGTAATATCGCTTCCAGTTTCTTCTACAACATATTCAATAGCTTCATCTGCTAACATCTTTTGAAAGTTAACCAATTTAGTAGTTTCATTAATTCTACAAACATAAATATTATTATCAGCCCTCATTGCTAGAACTTTAACATCACCATCAATAGATTCAGTAATAAAATCTAGGATCTTATAGCTTTCAAAGTTAAATGCTGCTAATTCAAATGTTTCTATTAAAGACTTATCTTCATATTTAATTAATCCTGCTGCGAATGCATGTTCTGTAATAGAACCTGCAGCACCACCTAATAATTCGGAATGGTTCATAAAGAATTTATTCTCATTAGCTACATATCTAAAATGAACACCCATTGGCTTGCTTTTAATTTCAGATAGATTAGATTCTAATAATGTGATTTCTTTTTTGATTTCAGTAATTGCAGTAGCTGATTTTAATGATTTCTTAGATTCATTTAAGAATTCTAGTTTTTCATTTAAAGCTATCATAGTATCAAAATTACTAAGCGTAGATTCGTCTAAGTTAGTAACTTTAGACTTTCCATTAAAGTCATAAAAGAATTCAATACCATTCTCATTAATAGTGAATAGGCTTGTTGCGTTAACTAATGCATTAAATCCGTTATTTGATTCATTGAATGTCTCAATAACGTTTCCTGTCATTTTGAAGTTCTGTCCCGATGCATGAAAAACAAAGCCGTGGTTATGTTTTATTGCCGGAGAGATTATACTTTTATTTAATTTTTTCATCTTAGTTAAGATTTTTTATTTTTTTATATATCTTGTTTTTTATTCTTTAAATGGAAGATCGCGACCTATAACCTTATAAGAGTCTCCAAGTAGCGGTTTTTCATTCTCAGTATCTGTAGGTTTTGACAAACTTGAATTACCAAGGGTTGTCATTCTATTATCAGCTGGCTTTCTGCGACTCTCTTTAATAAGACTTGAACTTTCAGTAAAAGGCTCTACTAGATCTACATCAGTTGGCTCATAGTTTTCATCTACTTTAATCCAAGTACAATCAACATTACACTTCCAAACACTACCGTCTAAATCATAATAAAGAGTCTCTGGCATACATGGTAAATATCCATTTGGATCACCATAGTTTCCAGCAATAGCTCCATTTGTATAATCCTTTCTAGTATATTTAGTATAAATATCTTCTTCAAAATCAAATGAAGGTATAAATGAACTAATCTCTAAACTAAAGGTAACTTTATGATTTGACTTATCATCAAATCCATATTCAATAGGCCTCTCTTGTGTAAAATCATCTGGCATCATATACTCAGACGAGATTCTATAAGTACCTTCATCTAAATGACCAGCATCTACATGATAGAAATTTGCCTTGTACATTTTCTTAATAATAGCCTCTGTAACCTTAAACATATCCAGTTGGCTTGATAGGATAATTTCAACATCAACTCCAATTGTAACTGGAATCATTTCAAATTCTGCAACAAAGCCTTTAAATTCACCTGAAGGTGTAATCATATTATAGTGTCCTAGATTTCTCTTGTTCACTAATTTAGAAGGATCTATTGCAATACTTGTTAAATTAACAATGCCCCTTGGTACCTTATCATAATTACCATCGGCTACAGTTGGATCAGGATCGCAATTAGCACCATTCATTGTACTAAATAGAAATGCATCTCTTAAGAAGTTCTCGTCACCTGCCACTGCATAGTAAAAAGGAACATCTATAATAGAGCGTTCATTCTGGCTAAGTTGTCTCCAAAAGCTTAGTTTTGAATTTAAGTCTGCCAATAGTCCAACGATTACATGTCTTACAACACTATCGTCTTTGTTAAATTTAAGATTATATGATGCCATTTATTATTTATCCGTTTTAGTTATGCGCTATAATTTGTCCAAATACCAGGAAGAACCGTAGCATTATTGGGCTGTTGTGTTCTGACCCATAAATTTAGATCTTGTTCTTCAGATGAACCGTGTCTTACTTTTTCAAGTCCGCCACCTGGAATCCAATGCAAGTTTTCAGTTAAACCACATGCGTGATAAATTGAAGAGGCTAAATTATCTGTATTTCCATCACATGTTCTAGCCATCCTAGTTGTAGGTGACCAAGCTGTACCATCGTAATTAGTATCTTGCTGCAATGATCTATCATTTCTTAAATTAGAAAGAACTGTTGCATTAGTAGAAATCGTATCGAGGGGGTATGAACCTGAAGTTGCTTGAATTCTAACCGCACTAATCGATGTGTCATTATAAATTGCTGCGTTCAAAATATTATCGGACTGTAATGTCAGGCCTGTTGTTCTGGGATACGATGCTTCGTTAGTAGAACCACTACCAGATGCGATTAATACCCATCCATTGTTAGCTAGAACATAGGTCGAAAATGTATTACCATTAATATTAAAATGATAATAACCAGAAGTTTTAACTGTCCATGTATGTTCCATTGAGGTAAATGGATCCGCCTGTGTTCCTGTAGGTTTATTAGTAGCCAATACCCATGAATTAGCGTCCGCGGGATTAGCAAAAGTAAAACCGGCGATAGTTTCGACATATTGTTGAAATAATTCAGGACTAGAAAATGATTTAAACCCAACATATGATGTTGTATCATCACCGCCCATTCTAATACCGTCTGGATCTGCGAATGCTACCACAATACTGCCGGCAACCTCTTCTGGACCATTCCAGAATTTAAGAGGAATATCTTCAAAATTACTTTCAGGAAATCCAATTGATAAGGATCCATATTTTTCAGTACCCGGAATAGATTCATTATTAGGGTTATATGCAAACGGTCTACTCGCCATGAATAAATATACTATTGTTTTTATTATATATCAGAGAATATATTACTCTATACTTTCAATGCTGAATTTAGAGAATCCATTCTCACGATAGATCTGTATTTTCTTATCAAAGATTTCATGTGGTAATACAGTATGGTTGATAACAAAGGTATTTATCTTGTTTTCTTTAATAACTTGACTTAGGATCTTTAAGATGTTATAAACACCATCATGATCCACTGAGCTTAATAGCTCATCTAAAAATAATAGATTTAGTTGTGGGAATCTTAGTTTTAATATTTTAATGATTGCAATGATAATAATAAAATCTGCCTTCTTACGTTCTCCAGTCGAAAGAGTCATTGGATTTATATCCTCACCTAGGTGATTAATAACGCAGTCGAATTTTTCATCAAATCTAATATGGAATGGCAAGTGCATAGTTGATGCCATTGCTGCTATGTTAGAATTCAAGCCTGGTAAGATTGTTTTAACTGCTAAATTCTTAACACCATCTTCACCTAATACTTGCTCTATGATTTCCATAAAGTGATACTCGGCATTTAGAGAATCTTTCTTATTAGATTTAGCAGCCTCTTTAGTTTCAAACTCTTCAATTAAATTCTTTAAGTGTTCAAACTTATCATTATTAGGAGTTCCTTTTAATTTTAAGACTTCGGCCTTAAATGATTTCATCTTGTATTTAATATCTGTGATCTCGCTATCAATATTAGATTTATCTATCTTAAGGCTAGTTGCAGATTCTGTAATAAGATCCATTTCAGCCTTAAGTGTTTTAATCTTACTAGTCTCTATTTCAATAGATTTAATAAAGCTATCCTTTTGTTCTAAGTGCCATTCTGAATCTAAATGAGTTTCACAAGTTGGACACTGTCCTGCTTCATAAAGAGCTAGTTTCTTTTTAAGATCATCAATCTCATGTTTTAGGCTAGATGCTGATGTTCTAACATCCTCATAATTAGTTCTCTTAATACCTAATTCAGCTTCAATAGCTTCTCTATTAACTCCCAATTCTTTTGCAGAATTATTTAAATCTACTAGAGAGTTTTTAAGTTCTATTATCTGTGCTTTGTTGTTTACGCTAGATTCTTCTAGAAGTGTATTTAACTTACCTCTTACTGATTTAATAGATTCTAATATCTGAGCTAACTCGGATTCATAAGAATCAATATCCATCTTTACTTGTTTACGTTCTTCTTTGATTTGCTTTTGCATATCATTAAGAATAGAGAAGCCAAACATTCTATCTATGATTTGGCGCTTATCACTACTACTCATAGTTAAAAATGACTTAAAGTCATTAATTGATAAGATAATTATATTCTTAAATACATGATAAGGTATGCCATACACTTCTTCTTCAAGATAATCTTGTACTGATTTTTTACCAGCCTTATCAAATTCAACACCATTAATCATAACCGAAAACTTAGTAGGCATTAAACCCCTCTCAATTTCAAGCTTCATAGTACCACATTGAACTCCAATCTTAACCTCTAATTCTTTATTAATTCTATTTGGAAGATCTGAAAGCTTAACACCTTCTACTTTACCATATAGCGCATATATAATAGCATTAGCAATTGTGGTTTTGCCATCTCCGTTTTTACCAAGTGTTAAAAAAAGTTCTGATTTATCTTGATCAAAATCTAATCTTTGTTTTTGGTTTCCATATGATGCAAAGTTTTTAAATTCAATATAGTCTATTCTCATTTTTCTGTATCGTAATTATATGCACACATTGTGTATAGTTGTTGTAACTTACTTCTTACTTTTTGTTTTGTCTCATCATCTCCACCAATCCCATCAACGTACATATTACATAAATTAAGTATGTTATAATTCTTGTACATTTCTTCTATCTCTTCAATATCATGAAAGTCCTTATCGATATAATTATCTTCTTGGTAGATATTTGGTTCTAATTTACGGCTGATATTTTGTATTCTATTAATAAGTCTTGATAAAGCATTTGATGTTGCTATTTGACTAGGTACATAAAGATCAACAAAGTTATTCTCTATTTGCTTCTTAAATGATCCAAGATTAATATCAAAGAGCTGTGTGATGTTATACTTTAAAAACTTAGGTGATATATGGTTTTCAAAGAAGGTCTCTGACATGTCGTCTAAGTTAACTAGATCAAAGCCTTTTGAATTATTAGCATCAGATCTTGTTAATTGATATGGAGTACCAACCATTGATAAACGTCCTCGCTCCTGTCTATAGTGGATGTGTCCAGAATAAACTCTAGTATATTTACTATAAATATTACTATCAGTCCCATGTTGATTCTTAACCTTAGAATTTAAATAGATCCCTCTTACCTCTGAATGACAAAATACTATTTCTGCTGTTGGGTAATCTGCTAATGTTTCTGCTTCATGGTCAGCGTCTCTGCGCCACGGCATCATTAAAACATTACGACCACTCCAATTCATTAATTTAGGCTCTTTATAAATCTGTATATTTGGAATCCACTTAAGACTATCAATTGACGTAATTGTATTTGACTTCTTCGCCCAAATATCATGATTACCACAGATGATATGAACTGGGAGTATTTCACCTAATCTTTCAAATAGATCAACCGCATAGCTTAAGACCTTAATATTAATACTTTGTCTATTATCAAAGGTATCACCTACTTGTACTAGGACATCACCTGGCCTTACGTGCTTCTTAAGTATTGGAATAAAAACCTTCTCAAAAAATTCTTTTTGAATATCTAACCATTCCACTGAGTTAGCTCTCACTCCAAAGTGTAGATCACCTAAGACCCACACTCTATTTGCTCCAGCTTTAATAGTTTTAGATTCAATCATTTTAAAATAATTTTTTAATATTTTTTCTATCTAATATCCCAGTTCTAATATCTAGTTCTTGTATTAAGTCTTCTTTATATACATTTGATAGTGAACTGTAGAATTTATCAGGTCTAATATCAAAATATACACAAAGCTCACTAAATAAATCAATCCTACTATATTTAGCTACCATCTCGTCTACTATAAATCCATATACTGCATTTATATCTACCTTTTTAAGTTTATTACATCTACCTAAATCATCTACTTCATTAAAGCTATTAAATCTAGATTCTGTAATAAGGCTATGTATTTGTCTAGCGATCATTTCAAAATGAATTTTATCTTCTTCATGAAGACCGTCATCTAATGAAGGATCTAAGTCAAATTTGATTGTTCCGTTTAATTCAAAGTCTGGTGAATCAAAGTTATTGTTAAATATTTTATCGTTTGCCATTTTGTTTAATTTTATTATATGCCATGTAGGTTTGAGTTTGACATTTCATCCGTTTCAATTAAACGCATATATTTCCAGTCAATATCTAATTTGCACTTTGTTCCTTTACCTTCTCCATCTCTAATCTTTAATAACTTAAGCCAATATTCACTATTAGCCCTCATCATATCATCTTGAATAATACCAAGCATTACATCGGCAGTATGTGAAAGACCTGCAGATTCTGCAATATCTGTCATTCCAATATCGGATGAGTTATATCCATTTCTAGTAATCTGTGTTGCAGTTACTATTAACCAGTTATTACGAATACCCATTGCTCTAAGATCTTCTGCAATTTGCTTGATCTTCATATAAGTATTTTCTGTGTTTTGGTTTCTATAGTTAGCTAAAATGTTAATATAATCAATAACAACTGCACCAACTTTAATTTGTCTTTCTTCTTCTATCTGACTAACATAAGATTCAATATCTAGTACTGTTGCCTGTGATGTTGGAAATTGCTTAACAAACAATTGACCAGGAGGAGTAAAACCATCACCGACAGTTTCTAATCTTCTTTTAATATGATCTTTATTCTTAGCCTTTTCGCCATAGTCATTAATATTGATACTTAATAAGTTTGAACCAATTCTCTTTACGAATTTATGAGCTGCCATCTCTGCAGTTACAACAACAGTATTAGTTCCCATCTTTACAAAGTTGGCTGCATCGTTTGCTAAATAAATAGATTTACCAATATTCTGCTCTCCTGCATAAACAATTAAGTTTCCACCTTTATCATAACCGCCGCCTAATACTCTATCTAGGAAGTTATATCCAGTGCTTACTTTTTCAGCATCTTTCTGATCGTGTGAGTCTACATCAAAAAAGTCAAGTCCTAAGTCAGAATTAAATGTAAGGTTATTGCGATCATTAATTAAGCCTTTAACCTTTGTAATAATAGATTCTACATTTTCAGGAGTTACTTGTGTAGTTTTAACATACTCAATTGTATCAAACAAAGAAGTATTAAAAGTTCTATACTTAATCCAAGACTCTGCTGTAGTTGTTAGCCATTCTTCGTCATACTGATCTAAGTCAACGTTGAATAACATATCTAAAATATTATCAGTAACTTTATCTTTAGCCTTATTTGAATGACTAACCAAGAGCTTTAGTTGCTCTTGGCTAGGCGTCTCATTAAATTTAGTATAGAATTTATTGGCTAGGTGGCTAAGTATATCAATCTCTTCAGATGTGTAATATCCGCTTTTAATTGCTTGTAAATACTTAGGCTTTTGTAAAGAAAGTCTAAAGAATATTTTTTCAAAGTCTTGTCCGAATTGCATATAGTGTTTGTTTAGTATTCTATGTGGAAGACTACTTTTGTTTATTAATTAACCTATAGTACCTTGATTAGATATTGGCTTAACTGGTCTCATTATAGGGACAACTTCTCTCTTAAATTTATTATTAGTAGCATCAGATGGTGCTGAGTCCCATAAATTAATAGCGATTGCCTTTCTGGTTCCACTAATAACTGTATCTACTCTATGGTGAACGTCACCAGCTCCAAATATAATAAGTCTATTTGGTTTTGCGTAAATTCTCTCAGGTGCTTGATCTGTGCCGTTTGTATAGATCTCTAACATACCGCCCTCAAATTCTTCTTGTTCTGGATAATAAATTGTACCTATTATTGGTGTTACTAATTCTCCGGTCTTTTCAAAATGAGATTCGTCTTTATCAATATGCATACCCAGATTATTCTTAAAATTAGAGTCGTTAGCAGATTGAATTCCAGTCCAGTATTCAAAGCCTGAGATATTATAAGATTTATTAATAGGGCATTGTTCTCCCCATATAAGTTCTATAAGTTCTTTCTTAACGGTATTTGCATCTTCTGACCACCAGCCCGGGTACCAATAGTAAACCCCAGGGTCACTAAAAAATGTTATATCACCTGCTATTCTATTAAGCAGTGATTTATCTTTAATAAAATTGTCTATTACTAATATCATATGAATGGGTTTATTAAAATTTTATAGGCTTCTTTGCCTTTTTCGTTGTTTGTTTGTTCTAATAAACCTAAGTTAATTAAGTCTTCTAGAGATTCTATTAAATGTGGAATTTCCGTATCCGGGAATCTATATGTTTTTAGTGCATGTAGTGTAAAACTACCTTTATATCGATCTGGACTACGCTCACACATTTTAATTTCATTATGCAAGATATCAAACCCCACAGGATATCCTGGAAGGTCTGACTCTATGCCTAAAATATATTTAATGGGTACGTTGTCTTCGTTAATCTTCATCTGCTGCTGCCATTAATTCATCAACATTAAGTTCAGTACTTGTATTGTAATTAAACAAGTCATAAATCTTTTTATCGATCTTTTCTAAGACCTCTCTTGTGAATACCTTATCACTAAAGAAATCCTTATTTGACACAGCTTCATCCAGATGCTTACAGATCCACCCTCTTGCAGTTGCCTTTGGAATTTTAACACCTTTTTCAATACTACCTCTAGTGATACCTATATCTTCCCAGTCGATGTATTGCTCAAGTCCTACATATTTGTTCATACCTTCAGAGAAGTGTAAGTGGAATTTGATTGGATGTGGTTTTGCAAAACGATTCTTGTTTGGTTTTGCATTTACAATAATACCAGCCTTTTCACCACCTTCTTTAAGTTGTGCTTTACCTAAGAATAGAACAATTGAAGCTGCATATTCAGGTCCAGTACCACCACCAGCTACTTGCTGTGAGATAAATGATTGTGTTTGATATGTATGGTTAGTAAAGATAAAAGGTATCTTTAAATCTGCCAGTGGTGTCATTATAATTCTAAAGATAGACTTTAAAACTTTTGATCTAGTCATATCTGATTTTTCAGATCCTGACCTTGCATCTTCGATCTCCTTAGCAGTTGCTAAGTTACCTGCAGAATCAAGAATAATCATAATCTTTGGGGTCTTACCACCAGATCTTTTAATATCTTGCATCTTTCCAGTAATGGTTGTTACAGAAGTTCTAAACTCTTGTACAGTATTAATTGGTTGATAATTTACCTTAGTGGTATCGATACCAAACTTCTCCATTAGAGTTTTGTCAACTGCTGCTTCAGAATCATAAAAGATAACACTATATCCCATGTCAATTGCTTCTTTAACTGAGTTTAGGATTAAGTAAGTTTTACCAGTTCCCGAAGGACCTGCAACTGAACATGATCTATTGTTAGGCCATCCACCAAAAAGTGAACCACTAACACATGCGTTTAAGTTATAATTACCAGTGTCAATCCACTCTGTAACTTCACTAAATGTCGACTGATCCATAACAGAGCCTAAGGGATTTAACTCCGCTAATTCTTTGTTGATGTCGTCAAAACTAAATTCTTTTTTTGTTTTTGCCATAATATTATATGTTTATTCTTCGAAAAGTTTATTCTCTTCAATTCGTAAAACTTCAAGTTCAGCCAATAGCTTTGCAGCCTCTTCTTTTAAACCTTCCATTTTTTCTTCTACCAAAGAAAGCCTTTCATATAAAGAGTTGTATTTCTTTACATGCTCAGCTTGCTCCTTTGTCATATTTACATTCATCTGATATTATTTAAATAAATCTAATTGGCCCGGCAGTTGCTCATTAGCAATCTCTTGGCTTTGAGCCTCTTTCATTTCCCAAACAAGAGATCTAACTTTAGTGCCAAGATCCATGTTATTTGGGTTTTCTCTTTCTAATAGGTATATTATTTCTTTTAAGTCCATATTTTTAAAATAGTGCCGAAGCGTAAATTAAGTTTGTGTCTAATGTTTGCAATCCACAAGCAACAAGTACTCTATTAAGTGGATCGATCATTGATTTTTCAAATTGAGTATCGTAGTCAACTTGAGGTGCAAATTCATAAGGGTGATCACCAGGCATATAAGCATAAACTTCACTAATTGGACTTTTACAGTTATAGATCTTAAGCTTTTCACCGTTACCGATTACTTTATACTTTGTCTTGTACTTTGAATTGTTATTTAATAAGTAGTTATAGTGGCCTGCTGCTTTTACATTAGCTGGACATTTAAGTCCGATCTGTAATTCAATTTGATCATCTACAATATACTTTTCAATATTATTCGTTCTACGATTAAAACTAATGTCGTCAATATTTGCCATTGCAAATTCCTTCTTAGTCTCTTTCATAAAGTTAACTAGGGTTTGTAGGTCTTCTGCAGTTGGTGAACTTCCACGTGTAAATATAATTTGCAGAGCCTCTACTAACTTTTCACGAACAAACTTTGGAGTTGATGATTG